CGGGGTGAGCCCTGCCGTTCGCGCCCACGAGGTGCGTGGGTCTCGTCGGTGCCTTCGACTGTATCTTTGACGCAGTAGGACGCTTCGGCGCCTTCGGCATTTCCTTCAGCCGCTCCATCACGAACCGCTCGCCCGTCGCCCTCGACACGCCGCACCTCTCCGCGAGGTTGCCGCCCGTGGGCGTACCGCCGAACACGGCCTCGCGCCGCTCCCACACCATCGAGAGGAAGTGCTGCACGTCGGCCCGCGTCGGCCTCTTCCCCTGCTTGTTGTTCGCCGTGCCTCCGAACACCACCGCGTCGTCCGCCGTGCCCTTGCGGATGTCCGCGGATATCGACGCCTTGCCGTTCTGCTTCGCGGCCATCACGCGGTGGAAGCCGTCGGCCAGCCAGTAGTGCTTCCCGTCGGTGAACACCGTCACGTCCGGGAACTGCGCGCCGTCGGCCATCGCCTCGGCGTAATTGTTGATCGTGTCAACGTCCGTGCCCGCCCTCGTCTGCAAACTCAGGTCGAGATCCGCTATCTTGATTTTCATTCTTGTCTGTCTTTCGTGAAGTTGCCCCGCCCCCGGACATGGCAACCGAGGACGGGGCGTTGTGAATTAAAACGGCTGCACGCCATTGTCCACGGCCTCCATCAGCCGCTGGACGTCGGCAGGCGTGAACTCGTCGGGGTCTTTGCCATCGGCGACCTCGTCGTATATCTTGAACCATTCGGCGTCGTGCTTCTCGCTCGAATAGTCCTCCTTGTGCCGTTCCTTCAGGAGCGCGCAGAAGAACCCGAACGCGCCGTCGGCCGTCTGGGGGAAGGACGCCCACGGCTTCGCCTTGGCGGGAGCCGCCGCAGGACGCACGGGAGCCGCCGCAGGACGCGCCGGAGCGGCAGGGGACGCAACCACTCCTGCGGACGGCGCGGACGCGGCAGGGGCCGCCTGGCGCGCGGCTGGCGCGGCCACGGTCGCAACCTTCTTCGGCGTCGCGGCGAACAGGGCCTTCGCCCTCGTCCCCCACTTCGCCTTGATCGAGGCGAGATCCGTTGACGCGCCGTCCGGCACGAACGCCTTGCGCCCGCCGGACTTCGGCCTGTCGGGGTCGTGCACCCAGATGGTCTGGTTGCCGTCCTTGTCGGTCGCGAAGTTCAGCTCGACCTCTCCGATCGCGGCCAGGTTCCCGAAGGGCGTCCCGTTCGCGTCGGGGTTCTGGAACCACCAGAAGTCGTCAAGCCCCTGCGGGCTCCAGCCCTTCGCCCACTCCTTGATGCCGTTGATCGTGGCCTGGTTGAACGCGCCGTCCTTGCTCGTCAACCAGTGCCGCTTCCTGACCTCCCAGTTGTAGCCGTTGTCCTTCTTGTACCACTGCCCGATCTCCGGGTCTTTCACCTCGAAGTTGACGTCGAGGATGAGCCTCCCGTCCTTCTCGAAGCAGCTTGCGGTCGTCGGCCTGCCGACATACGTCCCGTCCGGGATGCCGTAGTCAAACGGCTGGTTTGAATTGTATGCCATTTTCGTCTCCTCCTTACTTGATGATCTGCGTCCAGTCGAAAATGCCGCCGTTCGCCTCGTCCCAGTTCGGAACATCGAACGCGCAGCCCTGCACCGTGCGGCTCTTGGCCATCATGGTCGCGATGCCGCCCGTATAGAGCGTCCGCGTCATGCCGCCCTTCGCCTTCCCCTTCTCCACAGTCACGTCGGCCGCGAGGAAGAGCAGGTGGTCGGTCTTTTCCAGGAACGTGGAACGCCCCGGCGCCTTCCCCTTCTCGCCCTGCACGAGGCGCGGCTGATTTTGCCAGTAGTCCCCGCCGTCGGCGTTCGTGAACCTGGTCGGCTCCGAGTGCGCGATCGCAAGCACGTTCGCGCCCGCGCCGCACAGTTCGTCGATCAGCGGATAGATCGGCGCGAACTTGTCGAAGACGAGCTGCGCGCCCTTGCCGTACGTCCACTGCTCCAGGCTCTTGCGGATCGTCGCGCTTTCGCCCGGTATGGACTCGATGCAGTTCTGCGCCGCCCACTCCTGCGCCCGCGTGAAGCTGTCGAGCACGATGTTGTCGTAGCCCTTCACCACGTCGGAGTCGAGGAACGAGATCAGGTCGTTCCACGCCGCCGCCGGCGCCTTCGGGTCGTACTTCAGGAACTTCGGCGTGATGTTCTCCGTCAGCCCCATCGCGTCCAGCTTCGGCTTGATGATCTTCAGCGACCCCTCCAGGTCGATGAACAGCGTCTTGCCCGGAAGCATGGCGGCGAGCGTGGACTTTCCCGCGCCCCCCGTTCCATGCAGCCCGATGAAGTGGCCGCGCTTGCAGTCGCCCCATCCGTCCACGGTCTGCTCCGTCTTCGGCGCAGGAGCCGTCGTTGTCTTTGGCGCGGGAAAAGCCGCCGCGCTCGGTCTCTTTGGTATTGGCATTTTGTGTGTACCTTCCGTTTTGTTTATCCGAGGACATTCCTCGAAATCGTCTGGTGACAGGTTGTCATAGTAGTAGTCGCTGTAAAGCGAATCGTCGCTACATGGTCTGCCCATGCGTCAACTCCTCGTGCTTCGCAATCCGGAAACCCTCCGGAATGTTCGTTTCGTCCACGTGTATGCGGTTGAGGCACATCCCCGCGAACGGGCAGCTCCGGCAGTTGTCGGGGTTGCACGCCCTCGGGTACGCGTACTCCGGCCGCTCGCTCTTCCGCGCTTCCGCCGCGAAGTGCAGGAGCATCCGGCACACGCCCAGCCGCTCGCGCCTGAACTCGTCGAGCATGTCGAGCGTGATCGCCACCTCGCGCCGCGCGAAGTACCTCTCCGGCTCCTCGCTCATCGCGGCGAGGATGCGGGATCCGTACTCGTCCGGCGTCTCGGGGTGTCCGGCCATCCTCTCGCCCTTGGCGGAGTCCGCCGTCTTCTTCGGCGTCCCGTCGCGCTTGATGCACCTCTGGCCGTTCGCGTCCAGGACGATCGGCAAGCCGTCCGAGTCGAGGTCGGGGATGTTCGCCTTCGGCTGCAAGGCGGGCTTGCGGATGACGTCGTACACGCACACCGGCAGCTCGCCCGTGGCGTGGTACACCCATCCCGCGTACGCGAGAAGCTGGATGTTGAACTTCAGGCGGTCCCAGTAGTCGCTCGTCTCCGAGAGGTCGTCCGAGGTGGTCTTGCGCTCCCACACGACGCGCCGCCCGTCCTTCAGCACGGCGAGGCCGTCCACCTTGCCGCGCTGCTCGAACGTCCGCGATCCGTCGATCGGGTCGGTGAACTCGACCTCGGGCTCCATCGCCGCGCAGTCGGCGTCCTCGACCTCGCCATACGTGCGGTCGTACGCGCCGAGGATGCCGAACACCTTGGCCGCCATCCACTCGTCGAGCGTTCCGCCCGTGAGCGCCGCCTTGTACTGCGCCTCGAAGTCCTGGCCCTTGGCCCGAGCCTCGCCGCCGTTGTGCACCGCCGTGCCGATCCGCAGCGCCTCGGAAGGGGTGACCTTCTTCAGGCCGAGGATGTTGTCGTACCAGTAGCGGCGCGGGCACCGAAGTGCACACGCCATGCTGGAAGCGGTCAGGATGATCTTGCTCACTTCGCACCGCCTTTCTTCTTCCCCTTGGACTTCGCGCCTCCCTTTGAGGGCTTCGCGTCGTCCTCCTTGGGAGTGTCGGCGGGATCGTCGGCGAAGGAAATCTCGGCCTGCTCGGGTTCGCCGTTCATCAGCTTTTCCTGCTTGACCTTCTCGGACACGCCGGCGTCCTCGTAGAGACGCGTGACCAGGTTCTCGAACATCTTCTGCGTTTTCTCCGCGCGGTCGGTTTCGAGTATGGTCGGATTCGCGAGATCGCCGTCCGCATCCTTCTTTCTCTTGTCGTACTCCATCAGATCCACCACGCCCTTGCGCAGATGGTCGAGATGTGCAATGTAGTCCTGCCTTGTCATGGTTTACTCCTCCTCGGCTTCGTCGGTTTCCTCGCCCTCGCCATCGGCGGATGCGTCCCACTTCACGGGCTCCGGGTGTTCAAGTTTCTCCATGTCCGCGTCGGACACGATCAGCTGCCGCTCCTCCTTGGTGAGCGCGTTCCTCGCTTCGGGGAAAAGGGCGCATACGAGCGCGGCGTTCTTTACGCCGTAGCACTCCCTCTTGAAGGTGTCGACAATGTCCGCCGCCACTTTGTCGGCCCACTTTTCCGGCACCTCCATGCCATCGTTTGCAAGGCAACATATCGCGGTGTCGTGGATCGTCGTCCTGCAACCGGAGAAGATGTAGTCGCCGAGGTAGAACGCGCGCTGGAACGCGAACGGCACCCAGGGGGCTGGGTAGTCGCCGTATTCTCCGCGTATCGCGTCGGCAAGTCCGCCCTCGCTCAGCAAGCACCACTCGGCCAGCTTGCGCCGCGCCTTGTTCGCCGCCAGCTTCAACTTGCGCAGCTCCTTCTCCTCGTCGGTCATGCCGCCGCTCGACTTGCTCTGCTTCGGAGCCTCGCCCCACTGCATCTGCGGCTCGCCGTTGTAGTCCTTCCAGACATACAGCGTGTCGTGCCTCTTGTCGGGCTTGGACTGCAAGCTGATGGAGTAGTCGGGATGGATCTCGCTTTCCTTCACCGTCGCGCCCGCCGCCTTCGCGTCCGCGATCGTCGCCTTGACCGCCTCCGCCACCTTGCGCTTGTAGCACTTGGAGTCGAGGCACTTCCCGAACGTGGCGGGCTTGCCGTCCCAGTCGAACAGGTCGGGCGAGCATCCCGTGTTCTTCTGGCACGACTTGCACGGCGAACGGTCGAACAGCACGTTCTTCAGGTCCTGCGTCTCGCGGTCGAACTGGCTCTCGATGTCGCACCAGCGGAGCGCGCCGGAGCGGTGGTAGCTGTCCGCCTTCTTCAGCTTCTCCTGCACCTCCTCGGGGTAGGCGGCGACGTGCTCCAGGCAGTCGGTCGTTATCTGCTCGCCGTCCTTCACGCGCTTGCGCCACGACTTCGAGAGCCGCGAGAGGTTCAGCCTCCGCGCCACCCATTCGCGGCCGCGCCCGGTCTCGGCGGCGATCTCGTCCTGCGTCATGCCGGACTTCACGAGGCCGCCCACCAACTCCGACTCCAGAAGCGGATCGGCGTCCTTGCGCTGCAAATTCGCGATGAACGTCATGCGCTTCGCCGTCTGCTCGTCGATGCCCATGAGGATGTCGCACGGCACCTTGTCGAGCTTCGCGACCACCGCGGCAACGAGCCGCCTGTGGCCGGAGAGAAGCACCGCGCATCCGTCCGCGTCCATCATCGCCACAAGGGGCTCGATCACACCCAGCGACTTGATGCTCTCCGCGAGATCCGCCACGCTCTCGGGCGTTATCTTCGGGCGCGGGTTCCAGGGCGCGACCTTCAGCTTCGCGACCTCCAGCTCCGTCCGCTTCCGCTCGTAGTCTGCGACCTTGGGCGCGGACATGGCTTCGGCGGCCTTGACCGGCTGCTTCTTGGCCGCAGCCTTGGCCTTTGATTTGTTCTTCATGTGTGTTCCTTTCGTTTACCCTCCGCGCCGCACCGTGCGAAGCGGAAAAATGATTATTCAAAATGGTAGCCGCTTACTGCACAGCAAAGCCAGATCAGCGCCGCGACGATTGCGATGACCCCCAGCGAGCCGACGACCTCGCCAACCGCCCGCCACAGCCTCCTGCGCAGTCTGCGATTGATCTCCTCGTCGTAGTCGTCAAGCGTCATTCCGCAGACTTCGCGCATCTGCCATCTTTCCAGTTCTTGGTTCATGCCCGACCTCCAGTCTCTACGATACCGACGAGCCCAATGACTTTCGAGCGCACCCAGTAGCGCTTCCCCGCGAACCGCGTGGGCTCGGCCCTGTTGATGTCGATCTCGCCGGCCTTCGGCTTCTTGATCCTCCGGTCAAGTGTGCGCACGTCGCACCCGAAGAATTCAGCCACGTCTGAGTCGAGCCAGACATCCCCGTCAAATGGTCGCCCCGCTTTCTGGTCGCCGCGCGGGGCTGGCGGCGTGTGCAAATTCTTGTTGTCTCTCACTTCACACCGCCCTTCTTGATCGCCATGCGCACGATCTGCGCGGCGGCGGTTGACGGCTTCGGCTCGCAGCGCATCTCGCACAGCTTCGCCGCCTCCTTCTTCGTGAGGTCGAAGGAGCAGCGCACCTTGTCCTCGTTGTTCTTCGTGTCGTTCTTCGTGTTCGCCATAGTCTATCTCCTTCGGCGCGTTATAACGCGCCATGCCAAAAAAAAACTGCGGGGGTCAGTTCCCTCCCTTGGAACTCCCCAGGATGTCGGCGCGATATAACGCGCCACGGCAAAAAAGTTTGCGCATGCGCGCGCCCTCCTTCCGCATGACGGCATCCGCCGTCATGCCACGCTTCCTCGCGATCCGCTCCACCGCCTTGCGGTCGCCGGTCGCCCTTACTCCGATGTCAGTTGCCATCGCTCTGTCCTTTCTTACGCGGTCGCCTTCTTGCGGCTCTCGCGGCGTTTCAGTTTGTTGGCGCGGATGATCGCGGCACTTTCCCGGACCCGCTCACGCCACTCGTCCACCACCTTGCCGCCACGCATCATTCCGTGCGCCTCGGCGCGTGAAAACACGAACTTCCTGAAGAGGTCACTTACGTTTTCCCCCTCGGCCTCGGCCACCAGCGCAGTCAGCGCCTTTACCTCCGGGCTGTCTATGAACCCGATCAGCACGTCGTCGGGATTGTGCGGTCCGCTTACCTTGCTCATTGCTTTCCGTTCCTTTCGTTAGATTGAAGTTCTCCATCATCTTGCGGCATTCGTCAACGCTCGTGCCGTAGGCGAAGGGGAGCGTCCCCCCGCCCTTCGGGTCCTGGAAGCGGACGCCTCCGTCAAACTCGAACCAGTAGCCGAATACGCCCTTGTACGCGGCCACGAAATGCCCGCGCAGATGCGCAGGCACCATCTTCTCGTAATTACACATGGCGCGCCTCCGATCATGCTTCCGTCCAGTACGTCCATGTGTGAATCTTCGACGCGCCGAAGCGCTTCCAGTACGCGTTCAGCCGCTTCCTGAAGTCGGTCCGGACGGCCATGTACCCGCGGCGCATCCTGCGCATGTCCTCGTCGGACAGGAAGCGCACGACCTCCTCGGGGCGTCCCATGTTCGCCGCGTTCCCGAGGTACACCCTGCCGTCGGTGCACGCGCCGCGCATCAGGCACGGGACGAAGTCGCCGCGCCACGTCTCCGCGCCCCTGCCCTCGTTCCTCGCGAACCTCCACGCGCGGCGTCCCACGACGTGAACCATCCGCCTGTCGAACTTCCCGAGGTTCGCGCCCTTGAACCCGCGCTCGGTGCGCTTGGCCTCCAGCACCTTGTAGGCGTAGGCCATCGTGCCAGGACCCTCGCCGCCCTGCCCCCGGTCGTCCTCCCCGCAGCAGAAGCGCGTCTCGATGCTCGGCCTTTCGATGTCCAGCACCGTGCCGTCCTCCAGCTCCACGAAGAAACACGAGGCGCGGTAGAACTTCTGCATCTTCTCGTACTGCTGCGGCTTCCTCTCGCGGTCGTAGCCCTTTCGCTCCATGTACACCGCCAGGAGCCTCGCCTGCTCCGCCTTCGCCGCCGACCCCTTCGCGGGTTCATCATCCACCTTGGCGGCGAACTCGGCCTTGAGCGTCCAGTAGTCGCGCGGTATCGAACTCTCGCTGTACAGTCCCTCCTGCCAGTCGCATCCGGGATCCGTCTCGACGTCCTGGAACATCAGCTCGGGGTCGCGCTCGTCCTTGTGGATCCGCTTGCACGCGGCCTCGAACTCGGCGGCGTCCTTGAACTGGTCGAGGTCGAGCCACGCTCCGGCAAGCGACCCCTCGTTGTACTTCTTGTAGGTTCCGACGTAAAGTTTCATGGTTGCGTCCTTTCGTTTTGACTTGCCCTGCCGGACTGCCCATGCCCGGCAGGGCGTTTTCATTTACGCAACCGCCCTGTCGCAAGTCGCCTGGATCAGGGATATGCTCTTGCACAGTTCGTCAATCTTCGACCGAAGCGCACGATTGCACTCCTTCTGGTGGACCAGTTCCTTTGCCAATTCCTTCTCGGTCGCCTCGTTCGCCCTGAACGACTCGCTGACAGTCTGCACGAACTTCCGCACGGTCTTGTCCTTCAACATCGCGCAGAAATCGTCCTTGTCGATGTTCTTCGCGCCCATGTACGCAGGCTCGAACCAGTCGGCGTAGTGATCGTGGTCTGTTTGATCGAGGAACGGCGTCCTCTTTACGAACTCTTGCATCTGCATTGTTTTGTTCCTTTCGTTTTTGCCCATGTCCTCGGAACTGCCCATGTCCCTCAGACGCGAACATTATACAATTTTCGCGTTATAACGCGCAAGGGGGAAAATTAAATTTTTTTTAATTTTCTTACAGCGCCGCCAGACCCTTGTTTTATGGGGTCGAAATGCGCTTTCGGCGCGTCCGGCGGTGCTTCGGCCGGGTTCCGCCCTCTCGCTTTCCGTTGCCGTTTTTGGTAGAATATCGGCCGGGCAAAACGAAAGGAACCACCACATGGCATACGCAGTCCGCATTTCGCTGTCGCTCGTGCTGATCGTCTCGATCATCATGGCGGCGCACTACCTCCAGCAGATACGCGACGTCCTGCGCTCGATCCACGAGACGCAGAAGAAACTCGCGGGACGGATGGGCGTGCCGCGTGGCTGAAGCCGTTCCGCGGGTGCGGACGGCGTTTACAACAGAAACAACAACACGAGACGGGGAGAAAGGAAATCGTGAATGTCGAACAGGACACAACAGTCCGCGATAGTGCGGTTCTGCCGTGCGCTGAATCATCCTGTCAAGCCATCGCATGGCCTTGACATGGAAGAGGTCAGTGGTTCGAATCCACTATAGCCCACCACCCGAATCGTGTGCAAACATTAGGGTTTTCGCGCTTTCTGGTCTGCGCGGGGATCCGCCCGGAAGAGTGTCGAAGAGTGCTTTACAACACTTTACAACGCTCCAGGGGTTGCCGGAAACGGCGGAAAGTGCGCACATGAAGCTGAAGCAGACAGGATCGGTATTCGACAACCACGGCCTTTGGTACTACTCAGTACAACTGCCAGGTGAGACGAAAAGGCGGCAAGTCCCCCTCCGCGCCCCAGGCGCAAAGCACACCCTTCGCACGGATCGCCCGCGCAAGATGGCGGAGCAGGCCGCGGCGCGGTACTGGGAAGAACACACGCGGCAGGCCGCGCGCGGCGAACATTCGGGCGCGACGGTCGCCGACCTCTGCGCGGCGTGGGACGCACACTGCCGCGAATACTACAAAGACCCCACCAACGCCATACTTGGCGCGCGGACGTTCCGCGACCTGTTCGCAAACGCCGCCGTGTCGGAACTCACGCACACCGACATGCTGAAACTCCGCGACGCACTCGTCCGCTCCGGAGTCTGCCGCTCAACGGTCAACCGCCGCCTGTGGGTCGTCAAGGCCATGCTCGGCTGGGCTCTCGACGAAGCGCTCATCACGGCGACCGTCAAGGCGGAGCTGACGCAGGTCAAGGGCGTGAAGCGCGGCCGCACCGCCGCGCCCGAGCGCCAGCCCGTCCGGCCCGTGGACGACGCGACCGTGGCCGCGACCGTCTCGAAGATGATGCCGAACACCGCGGACATGGTGCGCGTCCACCGACTCACCGGAATGCGACCGTGCGAGCTGTGCGCGCTCAGGTGGTCGCTGATCGACACGACGCGGACGCCGTGGGTCTACCGCGTCCCTCCCGAAGCGAACAAGAACGACTGGCGCGGCGAACTCGGCCAGCCCCGCGTGGTGTGCATCGGCCCGAAAGCGCGCGCAATCCTCGACCGCCACAGGGACGGCGACGTGCCCTTCTCGCCAATGCGGGCGATGGCGGAATACATCGACGCGCGACACGCCGCACGCGTCACGCCCGTCTACGGCGAGCGCAAGGAAGCGCCGCACGTCCCGCGCGTGCTGGGGAAATGCTGGACGACGGACGCCTACACGAAAACGATCCGCGCCGCCTGCCGCCGCGCCGGGATCGAGCCCTGGGGCGCGAACAGACTCCGCCACACCTTCGGCACGGAAGTCCGGCGCGCGTTCGGCCTCGACGCGGCAAAGGCCGTGCTCGGCCACACGGACGGCGGCCGCATCACGGACATCTACACCTTCGACGCGGTGACGGACGAAATGGTGCGCAGAGCGGGGCCGGCCGTTGAAGCGCTCGGGTGAAGTATGGTATAATGTCCGCCATGAAAGACTGGAAGACATACGCGATCGTCGCCCTCGCCCTCTGGTGCGCCTGGCTCACGTGGAAGTCGGGCCAGCCCGCGCCCCTCGACCCCGAGGCGGTCTGGGACGCCTACGAGACGGCGAAGCGACTCCCCGCGAAATAAAAGAGCCCAGCCTTCATCGGCTTGGGCAAACCTCCGGCGGGGCGGCGCGGATAACGAAAGGCTAACCGCGCAAAGGGTATTATATCAAATACGCTACTGCTGCGTACAGGATCCGTCGGCGCAAGATCCGTCCGCGCAGGATCCGTCGGCGCACTCTTCCGCTTTCTGCGCCGCGGCGGCCGCGGCTTCGCGGTTCGCCTTGGCAAGGTCGATGGTCGACGTCGCGCCCTTCTCGTCGGCCTCTGACTTGGCGACTCTCGGCGCGACGGCGACGAACGCTTCGCAGATCGCCTTGACGACGCCCTCGGCGGAGCTGACGGCGTTTGTGCCGGTCAGGATGATGTCGATGTCGTGCGTCTTTTCAGACGGCTTGAGCATCGCAACATCCTCCTCGTAGTGGATGACGGCGCTCTCGGTTGACTCGGGAATTGCATCGACGTGGCCGTAGCCGATGGCGAGCTGCCCGGTCTCCGAGAGGAACATCCCTTTGATGTCGATCGCGCGCGACTTGGTGGCGCACCCGGTCGCGACTGCCGCAAGCGCGGCGATGATGAGCAGTTTCTTCATTGCATGATTTCATTGTTTGGGGGTTGGGGAAAACCGTCGAAGGTCAGCGATCCGCGCTTGCGCGCCAGTTCCTGCGCGCCGCCGTCGGAATGCGAGCGCCACGCAACGCCGCCCGCAGCGCGGAGCGCGATCCATTCCGTCCAGCGCCGCCACCAGGCGACACCGACGGCGCGCAGAATCTCGCGGTAGATCAGATCCGCCTCGTCGCGTTCGCACACCTGCGCGGCGTAGAGCCAGTCATGTGCCAGCGCGGCGGCGATGCGCGGCGTTTCGAGAGGATGCCCGCACACGCGCCACAGCGCGCGCGGGATGCTCGCGCCGTCGAACACGAAGTTCGCCTTGACGGAAATCTCGACGACAGTGCCGTCGTCCAGTTCGATGTGGATCTCCCAGTCGCGCGTCAGGCGCGAGGTGGAACCGTAGACGCCCTGGTAGTGCGGCATCTGTACGGTGCCATAGTAGGTCTCATCGCCCACTTTCCTGATTTCGACTTTTGCCATTGTCTATCCTTTGATGAAGGTTAAAAATTTGAGTGCATCGTCCGAACCGAAGAGAAGCGTCACCAACAAGACGACGCCGATCAAGGCCACCCACAAGACGAGCCGCTTGACGCGGCTGCCCGTCGCGAATTGGCAATCGACGACCGCAATCAACGACGAGACGATGGCCGAGCGCATCAGCTCCGGCTTCTCCGGATGTTCGTCGGCGTTCTTCAACTGCGCAACGCACATATCACGGGTGACTTTATCCATTTTACTTCTCCCCTGTTTCGACGGTGACGGTGACGTTCGAGACTGTTGAAACTTCCTCCAGGCGGCGCGCACGCGCGCGGCGGAGCGCGGCCGGCTGGCCGCCGACGAGCGTCGCCGCCTTGAGCCGCTTTCTATTCGCCAGCTCCACCGAATCTTCGGCGGTGATGGTCGTCCACGGAACTGTGTGCTCGTAGCCGTCGGCGTAAGTCTCGGTGACGGTCAGATCGTTCGTGCTGACCGCGTAGAGCGTCCGCTGGCCATGCCACTTCACGCGCCCGTTCGGGCTGCGCATCGCCTGGTCGTATTCGGCCTGCGTGAACTGGTTCGTCCAGACGAAGCCGCCGTCCTCGTGGTAGTCGAGGATCACGAGCGCGTCAACGACGGGGACGCGGTTCGTGATCGCGCCGTGCCACTGCACGCGGCCCGCCTCCGTGCGCATCTCGCGCCAATACTTGCGGTTGACGAGGCCGAGCGCGTCGGCTGCATCCTGCTGCGTCCAGAGATTGGCCGTGCCGTCCGCGCGTCGCGTCGTCAGGATGATCTCGTCGGCCGAGTGGGAAGAGAACGCGGCCATGATGCACATTCCGGCCGCCAGCAAGCCGCAAGCGGTGCGCCGCGTGTGTAAAGCGATTTTCATTTTCATGGTGTTTGATCCTTTCATTTGTCCGGGCCGATAATGAATGCTCCAGTACCCGCGTTGCCGAAGAGCGCGCCAGAAACGCGGTCGAACAAATAGCCGACCTGACCTTTTCGAACGGGAATGAGGTCGCGGATGAGGACGCCGTTGCTCCAGGCCTTGAAAAACGATATGCGAAGATGATAACTGCTGTTAGCCCATGTAGCTACCCTGTTGTCGCCATACCAGCTGCCGTATTCGTTGGTATGCCCAAATAGAGGAACGGCAGTACCATTTGCCGTGTTGCCGCCACCCTTCGGGACGGCTGCCCACCATGAGCTGGCTGAGAACGTCTCGCCACCACGACCAATCGTTAAGCGCTTCGGGGACTTTTCGATTGTAATGGTGTCCCATGTCTGTGCTACCTGTGGAATCTGAGTGCCTCTATAGACCGATTGAAGCCACGAAATATCCGCCCATCCTCCGAGATAGTAGGAATTGCCCCAAATCTTCATGTCGCCACCGGTGGTATTCACCCAGACGCCCATCTGCACCTTGTCGGCGAGCTGTGCGGCAGTATCAATCCACTGCGTCCTTGTGGATTCGAGGTACTCCAACTCGGCGTCATAGGGGAGCGGAATGACATTCGGTGCCAGGCGGACGTCGTCGATGTAGACGCCGGTGCGCGTCATCGCGGAAATGTTCGTGGCCGCCGGATCGTAGGGAAGCTGCCAGTTGACGAGCGCGACGCCGTTGGTGTGGACGCTCGGCCCCGGCGTCCACGTCGTAAAGCCAAACCAGCGATTCGAGATCGCGCCCGCATACTCGAACTCATACGGCTGCGCGACGCCCGCCAGCGTGTTGGAGTAGACCAAAACCATCTCCTCCTCGTTCGTGCTCGAGCGCGGCCACGCCCACAGCTGGAAGTCGGCGGTGCCGGGCGCGACGGCGAACGTAAAGGCGACGTGCACAAGGTCGTTCGAGACGAACGAGCCCGCGTCGTAAATATACTGCACGTCGGCTTCAGTGCGCAGGTAGGTGATCGTGCCGACGACGGGCGCTGGCTTCGTTGAGCCGTGGATGACCATCGCCGCGACAAACGGCGCGAGAAGCGCGATGCGAATCAGCTTGTCAAAATTCTTTTTCATTGCGCGATGAACTTGAGCTCGTTGCCGGAGACGGTCGGCATGTAGAGCGTCCCGTTGAAGTAGATGCCGCCCGTGATCGAGATCGGCGCGCGGTTGTTGATGAACGTCTCGCCGCCGACCTGATACGACGCCTTGACAAACAGCTGCGCCGTCGGCGCGGATGGCGTGACCGTCGCGACATATGCGCCCGACGTGCCCGACCACGCCACGGTCGCCGGGCACGAGGCAGAATCTTCAGCATACCACGTGCCGCCGTCCGCCAACGTGAGCGAGACTTCGACCGTCGGCTGCGATGCGACAGGATACGAGACGGTGAGCACGCCACCGCTGGCGCTCACGCCGTCCGGCGGCGCTGGCACGGTTCGCTTGTCGCCCTTTATGATCTCGAACTGCACGTTGCCGTCCGCGTCCGCCACGCGGAAGAATCCGTTGGACGATATGCCGCTGACCTCGTAGGGCTCGTTCGCCGTCAGCACCCAGTAGGTGTGGCCGGAAGAGACGGTGCGCTGGTAGCCCATCCCGGCGGCGATGAGGATGTTGGACGACGATACCTGCGTATAGCCCTCCGGCGCCCATCCGCCCGTGTGAGAGTCGTAGTAGCCCCAGGCGCGGTCGGCCTTCTGGTCGAGCGCCGCTTCAGTCGTCGACATCCACGAGAGGAAGCCGCCCCAGGACGTCCAGTCGAAGCCGCTGCCCACGAACGCATCCCAGCGCGTCATCTCGCGCCAGACGGTCAGCCATTCGTTCGAGACGCTGACTTCGACGGACGCCTCCGGCAGATGGACTTGGCTGTTGTAGTTCGTCGAGACGAAGCGCGCGTCTTCGGCGTTCAGGTGTCCGGAGATGGCCGTCACTTGCGACGAGAGGGTTTGCAGCGCGTTCGTCGTCGCCGCGCCGACATCCGAGGCCGTGAGAGAAATGTTGGCGGACAGCGCCTTGCCGTTGACCGTGCGCGATGTGGGGACTGCGCCGACTTCGCTGGCGGTGTAGGATGGCTTCGTTGAAGCCTTCGCCCAGGAGCTGATCGTCGGGTCGCTTTCGGTCTGGACCGCGGACATCGCCCTGTTGGATACCGTGGCGTAGTTGCCCACGCCGTCGAGCTTCACCTTGTCGGCAGAAGTCATGAGCCCCGCGAGGCTCGAAGTCGCCTGCCGGATGTAGATGAGGTTCGTGGTGCTACCTCCACCGGCATGGACGAGCGTCGCGTCAGTCGCCGTGCGGGTGATATTGTTCGGGACTGATTCGGCGTCCGCGAGCTGCTTGCAGTCATTCCAAAAGAGCGAGCCATATGCGTTCGGCAGAGCGCGAAACACACCCAGCCCGGTGATTTCAATGACCGCCGCGTTCGCGTAGGGTTCCGTCCCCCTGATGAAGGGGATCTCGTCGCAAACCATCTCGCCATCCGACAGCGTAAACCAGATGTCGCCATAGGTCGGGTGTTCGCACCTCCAATGGTTTGGCGAGCTGTACTTCAGCACAGCGCCGCTTGTCTCGTTCGTCCAGTCGACGTTGTAGCCATTATGCGTCTGTCGCTGGATCAATCCGTCGTAATTCATTCTGTAGTTCCCGTAGCGGTTGTACAGGTATTCGACGCGCAAAGCGCCGAGAGCGGAACCGATCGCGCTGCCGACGGCGGACGGCGTCGCATACTTTGCGTCAGCCGACGTCTCCGTCATGTACGTGTTCGCCGCGTCCGCCTTCTTCAAGTACTGGTCGTCCACCTGGTACGCCGTAAGATAGTTGTTCGTCAGGTAGTTGTGGACATGGTACGGCGAGGTCGGGTTGTCCGCATACGCCTCATCCAGATAACGATTCTCGATCGGAAGCGTCATGTCGGACGTCAGAATCTTCTTGATGTCAACATCCCAATGGCCGCCACCGACGACCTCATAGCGCAGTATCGAGTTGGACAGCTTCGCCTTCTCGCCGGATGACGTTTCCACCTCCCACCCATCCGGCTCTAGAATGAAGTATCCATAATTGGATCTACCGAGCCCGGCGTTGACCTTCTTATAGCTCGGTGCGTTCGTCCCGCCAAATCCAAGCGGAAGGAATGCCTGCGCAAACACCTGCTCGCCGATGCTTTTCAGCGAGCTAAGTTCCTCCACGCACTCCTCTTCTATCGGGCTGCCGCCCCACTGGTGACGCCAGTGCGTGATGAACACATAGAACCTGTTGCTGATCGAAACGATGTCGCCCTCGGCATAGTCCTTCGTCGGGTCGAAATCCGGCGCAACGTAGGAACACTTGAATGCGCCTATCGAGTCCGCCGACGGCGTGGGGGCGGTCGCCTCGATGGTGGCGACAAGGGTATCATTTGATACCGTGAAGTCCGGAGTGGGTATCGAGGCCACCTTTGCGTCGACGTACTCCTGCGCGTTCGTCATGAGCGGCGCGTCGCCCGGCATGTCGTTCGGCGTCGTGTAGAGCGGCGCCACGTCCGCGCATGCGACGAACGGAATGGCGGCAAGGGCAAGCACCTTCAGGCCGCGCAGGAAGTCAATCACCACCTGCAGCTTGGTCTTCACCGCGCCGAGCGAATCCTTCGCCGTCAGGTCGTCCACGTTGAGCGTCGCGGGGTCGATGGTTATCACGCCATCGTACACGTCCTCCGGCGCGTCCGTCACCTTCACCTTCGCCCACGGAAGGTGGCGCACCTCGCCGGATCCGTTCCGCAGCGACAGGAACACCTTGGACGTGCCGAGCGGGAAAAGCGCCGTCTCGTCAGCCGAGAACGCAAGCGACACGGTGCCGCCCGCGACAAGGTTCTCGAACGTGCGCGACACGCCCGCGAACTCCGCGATCAGCGTGCAGTTCGCGTAGTCGTAGCCCTCGGCCAGCGCAAGCGTTATCTCGCGCGCCGTGTCGCCTTTCAGTATAACAGGTATCGCCATCTTTCGTTCCTCCATGTCTAGACCGCCCGTCAACTCGGCGACCAGTTCCATTCGGACGGAAGGTCTGCCTTGTCGCTCACTTTGTAGGCATAGTAATAAAGTGCGGAGACGACCTTCGCCGTTTTCGTATCGCTGCTCACCGCTCCGCCGCCAATGATTGAAGTGTCATAACCCGTGCTGGCAAGGAAAGCGAGCGCGAAGGCCCTGTCCCATATCTTCGCCTTCCATGTCGTGTCGCCGATTTTCTCAAATGGGACGACAGCCGTTCGATAGGCGCTTGTCCCGATCGAATACTCGACGAACCCGACCAGCTCCGTTATGTCGCTCCGTCCAAATGAGACAGTGATGTAGGCATCCGAAAGAAGTCCTCCGCCCTTTATGTAATACGTGTTTGGGCTTGTCGTGTAGTCCACAACCCTGTAAAGTTCAAGCGGAGATGTTCCTCTCCCCCCCGCAGACGTCGATGTCATCCAATTGCCGGTTCCAATAGATGCATCTCCAGTCACAACCTCTGAATACGGCGTCGAACCGTAGGAACTATGCCATTCCGTATAAGTCAGGTTGTTCAGCCCAGACACATACGTCATAAACTCCCTGCCATCTTTGCCCGCATGATAAGAATTATAACCCATCACACGCCAGCACTTGCTTTTTACATTGAGAAACTTGTACATCCTACGTAGCAAGTTGGCGTCAGTCGCCTTATACCAAAGAGAGGCGCTATCAATCCCAGACGTGTAGGAGTTCGACTTCGTGCTGCACAAATTGACAATGAAATAATAGGCGCTCACATCAGCATAGCCGCTCAATGCACCGTCCAAGAAGCACAACAGGCCGTTGTTTTCAAACAGCGCACCCTGGCCAATGCTTTGGTCGAGCTGGATGATTCGCGTTGCGACATTGCTGATGAGCGACTGAGGTCTCGTCAGGGGCAGTGTGTCGTTTTTGCAAATCCCGCACCGAAACATGAACTCGTACAAGTAGAAAGCGTCTTCCGCCCGCAGCGGATGCCACAGCCCCCCAATGTCCGAGACCGGAAGTATGCCCCCTGTTATGTCTACGTCTTGCGGCGGGACGTTGATGTAGTAGTCGCTACGTTCAAGCATGACAGACCCCCTCACTCCCACACCTGTATGTGCGGCGCTCCGCGATAGTCGGCCACCCCCATGCTGACATTGCAGTAGTACAGCAAGATGTAGGTGTAGGACGAATCGCTCGTCTTTGTAGCACTCTCCAGCACAATGGTCGCAGAACTTCCCGTCCCAAGCGGAACCTTCAGGTACACATACCCGCTCGTCGATACAGTTATCCCCGACACGTAAGTTTGAGCCCTCGCCCTTGTGAAATATCCGCCATCCACGGTGTAAATCCAATTCGCGCCGTTCTTCGTCGCCGTGATTCCAAAGTTTCCCGTCGTTCCCCAGCCCAGCTTTTTCGTCCCGCCGTCGCTCACGGCGATCGGCACCGTTCCGAGAGGGGCGTCGGCGAAGCCGAACAGTCCTGCAACGCCGCTCGTCACCGCGCCGTGCGTCGTGTTCGTCGTGATCGAAACATCGTCAACGGGCGCACCGCCACCGGCAACCTGCCTCCACTCCAGGTTGCCGCTCGCGTTCTTCGACAAATACGTATCGTTCGCGGCGCTCGACCATCCATATATCGACGCCTCGCCGGATGTGACGGCGCCGTGCGCCGTGTTCGTCGTGATGGTCGTGTCATCCACCTCCGCGTCGGCCTTCACGCCGTTGCCGATCGAGACGTAGTGCAGCGCCCCCGTGTCCGTCTTCTTCGCGAGGAAAAGGTGCGTCGTCGCGTCGCTCCCGCCCGGACTTGAAAGCATCGTGCTGACGGACGCCGCACATGCCGAGGCGTCGGCCCATCCCTTGACCTGGTATGTTCCGTCCACGGCCTCCACGCTCTCGCCGTCCGCCCAGTTCACCGGCGCGCCGAAGCTCGCCTCGACGCCCTCGCCGTCGTTGTCGAAGTGAAGGTTGTCCGGAGTGGTCGAATAGACGTAGCCGAGCGTATCGTACAGATACCCGTCGAGACTGTCATTCGGAAGAGTTAGGCCGCCGCCATCGTCAACCTCTGCGCCGCCGCCGATCCACTCCGTGACATTCTCCCATTTCTGCGTGCAGGCGCAAGCCGCGAGGTTCGTCAGCGCCGGAAGCGGGATATACCCGACCGAGCCCCCGGCGTTCACCACGAACAGCGGGTCGCCTCCCCAGCCCTTGTTCCACCCCTTGAGCCCGAGCAGCTTCAGGCCGGGGTCTTGCGCGTCCACCGTGCTGGCGATCGTGATGTTGTCGCCCTCCACGCGGTTGGTCGTCACGTTCGGCAGCTCGTGCCAGCCAAGCGACGCGGTCTTGTCGTTGGACGTGCCGAAGTAGTGCCGCGAGTGCTGCCCCGCGTACACGTGCGCGTCCTTGACCTCGAACTTCTTCCCGCCGTCGACTTCGGCCCACGCAATCGAGGATCCGTCCACGAGATCGTCGGGCGACTTCCACTCCAGGTGTCCGTCCGACCCCTTGCGCGGGAAGTCGTCGGCCTCCGCGTCCGACCACCCGCGCAGCGACGCGACGCCAGACTCCGAAGCCCCGTCCGTCGAATTGGTCGTGATCGAGGATCCGTCCACCGGCGCCCCGCCGATGTCGAGCGTCCCAAGCGAGACGTAGTTCAGCCCCTTGCTGGAGTTTCGCACGACAAGATCGTAGCTGTCGAACGTCCCCTTATGCTCCTTCGCGATCGCCTCGGCAAGCGGCGTCATGGTGGCCGGCGCGTCATACCATCCATTCAACTCCAGCTTGTGGGTGCTGGACTCGGGAGCGAGCGAGAGGCCGTCCACACCGTACCAGTTGCGGTACGCCATCGCCGCGCCGCCGTATCCAGTCCTCACGGGGACGCCCACAGGACCAGGCGACGAATCCCAGAAAGAACCGCTCGCGTCCTGCTCCGCCCACCCCTTCAGCTCCAGCTTGCCATTGTCCGTCCAGTCGATCGACTTCTTGTCCGTCGGGTCCTCGGCGTCTGAAGTCGCGGAGATGTCGCCTGTCGAGCCGGACACCGCCGACGCTATCGAGCCGCCGAACTTGATCGTGAACTCCTGCCCGGTGTTCTCGTTTCTGATGTGGATGCCGTCCTTGCTCGTCAGGGCGTGAAGGTTCTTGCCGATGGTCTGGATCGCCTCGTCCTGCACCGCGTTGTACGCCTCGTTGTACAGGGCCTTCGTCAGCGCCTGGTACGCGGTCATAAGATCGTAGTCACGCCCGAAGTCGATGTCGCCGCCCTTGATGTTCCCCTGTTCGTCCACGGTCACGGTCGTGGTCTGCCACTGCCCGGTCGCACGGTCGTAGCCGTAGTAGATCGTCCCAGTGCCGGACTGCGCCGTAAAGCCGCCCTCGGGCTCGTACCAGCCCTCCGCAGTCGTGGGGATGGCTCCATATACCCCCGTGGCAAGAAAAGCCGCCACGAGCCCGTATGCAGCGTGTTTCATCGTATCACCTCCGTCATGCCGTTTGTGATTGCAAAACTGGCGTCCGGCTGCAACTTCGCGCCGGTCACATCAAACCATCCCTCGAAGCGATCCACTCCGTTCGTCGGGAACGACGCGACGCCACCCCATACGAGGTTCGTCGCCGTGCAGGAAATCACGCCGAGCGGGTTCACGTACGCACCAGCGCCGTTCCACACGAACGTGCATCCGTTCGTCACCCCGGCGGACACGGCCTGCGCCAGGCAGTTGGTGGCGAGAAGCGCCGCATCGGAGAAGTCCTCGACCACCAGCCGCATCTCGTTCGCCGTCCCGCCGTTCGCGGTGATGAACGTGCATCCGTTCGACTGCACGACGGTCGTGCCGGCCTGTACGGAAGCTGCGGCGGCCGCCACGTAGTTCGAGACGTAGTTCTCGACCCACGCCTGCGACGCGGCGATCCCGAAGCACTGCGCGGCGCACATGGCCGCGAAAAGAAAAAGCACCTTCTTCATGGTTCCTCCGTTCCCTCGTTCGCCGTGGCGGACACGACCGCCTCCGGCATCCACTCGAAGCCGTCCCACTTCATCACAACCTGCACGAAGCCGCCGCCCTCGCACGGTAGCTGCGCCACCTCCTGAACCGTCCCCGGCTCAATCGGCGTCGTGGTCGTGCTGAAGCCCGCGACGGCAAGCCGCCCCTCGCCAATAGCCGCTGGCTGGTCGTCCGCCGCCGTCGCGTGTACCTCGTAGCGGAACTCCCCCGCATACGGGAAACACGCAGCCGGTATGCGCACCGTCCAGCCGCCGTCGGGGTGTTCGTGGCCCGTCACGTCGAAGTACGCGTCGTTCGCCTTGAACACACGCACGAAAAGCCCCGTCACGTCCGCCGGGACGCGCCGGAAAAGCGCGACGAAGTTGTGCCCCTGCCTCGCCTTCCACGCCCGGAGCGGGAAGTCGAGCCGCGACACGTCGCAATCAACCTCTGCGTTTATCTGATCCATTTCAGCCCTCCGCATTTGGACCGTCTGTCAAAATCCCCCGCGCACGTGCGCACGCGTAGGTAAGTGGTAAGTAATAATATACTTATGGGGGAAGTAGTCATTTTTCCTTGATCCTGACTTACAGGGGAGAATGGGGGTGGCGGGGGAAAGAGGGGAAGCCTGGTCCGCCTACTGCGTCAAAGATACAGTCGTCACGCCTCGATCTCCCTCCGGCCCTTCAGCCCCTCGGCCTTGATTATCAGCCCGTCCTTGCTTATCGTGAACCTCGCACGGCTCAGGTAGTGCCAGCCCTGCTCCTCATCCGTCCGGCAGTAGACGTCCATCTCCAGTCCGTTCTCGCCTCCGGCAGTCCACGTCCACGTGTCGCCGTCGAGGTCGTCGTCCGCGTTGCCGTCCGTGTGGTCGGCGGGCGTTCCATCCTCCTTCGATATGCGCAGGCCCTTCACGGCGTTGTCGATCTCCTCCAGGAGCGTCTGCTTCTTGAGTGCTATCGTCGATGAACCGGATTCGCTTTTCTTCGTCTCGATGCCGAAGCCGCCGACGAGTCCGTTCAGGAACTTCGCGACGGCGTTGAACCAGCTCGTCGGAACCTGGCTTATCGGCGCCCCGGTCTTGAAGTCGTCCTTGACGTGAAAAGACATACCCGCGCCCTCCTATACGTAGTCGGCGATCCACGCCGGCGTGTTCGACAGGGTGATCGCCTCGCCGTTCACGTAGTACTTGAAGCCGCGCCGCGTGACGATGACCTCCCACATGTGGGGCGAGATCGGCGTGCGCTGCACGTACACCTCCTCGACGATCATCACGCGCGAGCCGGTGGATCCGTCGACGATGGCCGTCTTCATCGGCACCGACCAGCTCGTCCCCCTGTTGTCAGTCACCGAGACGTTCGTGGTGGTGTTCGCTTCCGTCGCGCTGCACCCCGTGAACCTGAACGTCTGCTCGACGACCTTCGCCGTCACAAAGTTGCGCGTGTACGAGGATATGTACCTCTGGACCTCCACGCCGTCGCGCGTCACGACCGTGTAGTTCGGGATGTACTCGAAGTCGAACTCCTGCGAATATTCGCGCTGGGCGACCCGTCCGGTGAAATGGTCTGCAAGTGCCACGATACGCCTCCTTTCCTACTTCGCCGCGATCAGCTCTTCCATCTTCTCCGCGAGGTTGCGGGTGTTCTCGGCCGTCTCGATCACGGCGCGGTCGGCCGCCGCCTTCTCCTCCTTGGCGAACGCCACCTGCCGCACCGCCTCGTCGGAAGCGGAAAGCGAGCCGAACTCCGCCGTGCGCCAGTCGCGCCGCCACGTCTTCAGGCGCTCGAAGTCCTTCTGCCACTGCACCTCGGCGGCGGCCTGGGCCTTCTGCTCGTCGATGACGGCCTGCATCCTCGACTGGTCGCGATACCATCCCCACGCCTGGGAAAGCGAGCCCTCCGCCGCGCTCTGGCGGCTCCTCGCCGCGTTCTCGGCGGTCTCGCGCTCCCGCAGCTCCTTCCGAAGGTCGTCGATCCGCTGCGCGGCTAGCTCGCGCTCGACCCTCTGCCGCTCCTTCAGCTCAAGTTCCGCCTCGCGGCGAATCTCCTCCTGCTGGCGGTGCCATTCCTCCTCGGCCCTCGCGGCGTCCTCCTGCTCGACGTAGGCCACGTAGTCGTCGTACGCCTTCTTCCTCTCGTCCACCTCCAGCCGAGCCCTCGCGACCAGGTTCTCGCGCTCCTGCGCCTCTGCGGCGCGGCTCGCGGACATGGCGGCGATGTCCGCCTTCCTGCGCTCCACGTCCCTGTCGGCCGCGTCGATCCTCGCCTGAAGCGCCGCCCTGTCCTTCGCCAGCTCCCTCTCCTTCGCGTTCGAGCCCTCGAAGCCGTACTTGTCCACGGACGCCTGGGACTGGAAGTACGACAGCTTCTCGTCCAGCTCCTTCATCTGCCGCTTCAGGGCGACGCGCTTCTCCATGGCGCCCTTCAGCTCCATCTCGGCGGCGGTCTGCTTCGCTGCGCTCGCCTCCGCGTCGCGGTCGAACTTCGCCAGCATCTGCTTCGCACGCTCCTCCGCGATCAGCACGTCGTGGTACTTTCCGGCGGATGCCGCATACTCCGCCGTAGGAGCCGACGCCATCTCGTCAAACTTGTCCCTCTGCATGGCAAGCAGCTTCGCGTCGTCCTCAGCCGCCCTTCCACGCTCCTGCGCGGTCTGCATCTTCAGGTACGCCTGCGCCAGGTCCTCGATCTTCTGCCGCGCCTTGTCCGCGCCAGCCACCACCTTGTCCCATCCGGCCGACCACTTCTCCATCGACTCGTCGAAGCGCGCCGTCGCGTCCTTCCACGAGCGCTCGATCTCGCGGTTCTGCTTCTTCAGCTCCTCGATGGGGTCTTTTATCTTCAACAGCGGGACGATTACCTTCTCCTGAATCCACTTGCCGATGTCCACTCCCAGCTTGAACGCGCCCACGACGGCAAGCGCTGTGCCGAACGCGCCGCTCGCCGCCCTCTGCACCTTGCCGAAGACGCCAGGAAGACGGCCGAGCGCCTGTTCCGTCCTCTCAGTGTCGCGCTGCGCCTGCCGGTTCAGCTTCGAGATGTCGTCCTTCAGCTTCTCGACCTGCGCCTTCGTCGCCTTGATGCCGGCGTCCTTCAGGTACGTCGAAAGGTGTATGCGCACTTCGTCAGCCATCTGCCCGCTCCTTCTCCAGACGTTTCCGTATCTCGTTCAGCGTCGCCGAGTAGTCCACCTGCGCCTTCGCCACGTCGCGGCTCACGGTCGCCCCGGCCTCCACCTGCGCGGCCACGACCATCGCGTTCAGCCGCGATGGGGTCTGCGCGAGAAGGTCGAAGTACGACAGCCCCGTGCATGCCGCCGCCTGCGCCATCACGCGCTCGACCCTCGCGAGGTTCTCCATCGCCACCGTCCGGCCAGTGCGCCGCATGTACTCCAGCTTCCTCTCCGAAGGCGCGGCCACCGAGTCGTCGAATCCCCACGTCGCGTAGTGGCACGCCCTCGCCATCTCGCGCTCGGTACACGGAATGGTGCGCAGCCACCTCTTCACGGCCTTGGCGATCTTCCGCGGCGACTCCAGCCCCTCGAACGCCTTCGGGTCGACGGCGTGGGCGCAGGCGAAGTAGAAGAACGTCTGCCGCGTCTGCGCGTCGCACTTCACGTGGTCGGCGTAGTCCTGCAGCCACATCAGCGCGCACGCAGTCGGCTCGTGGAATGACACATCGCCCGCCCATCCGATGCGCGGATGGTTCGCGGGCGTAGTCTCCGCGCCGTCCTCCAGGCGGAGGGCGAGCTGGTTCAGCCTGTCGAAGTCGTCGAGCGTGGGGTTCAGTCCCTCCGCCCGCATATCCTCGAAGTCCTCCCTCGCGAGTTCGGCGACCACGCCCCGGCCCTCCTTACTCCACCTCGTAGCCAATGAACGGGATCTGCACCTGCCAGGTGTACTGCGTGTACCCGCCCTCGGGATGCGCCGCAGACTCCGGCGTGCTCATCGTGGGCGTCACGGTCGAGGTGTTCGAGCCGCTCGCCGACGACGTGCGAAGCGTCACGGAATTGGCGAGCACGATCGTCGGCTCGCCGGTCCCGTACCAGTTCATCGTGTAGTCGACCGTTATCATCTCGCCGTGGAGGTCGTAGCCCTTGGTCTCGCCCTTCGGCTGCGAGAGCGTGATCGCGATCGGAAACTCGCCGTTCACGGACTCCATGCCGTAGTCCAGCTTGTCGTCCGCGACGGTCAACGTGCTGCCCGAGCCCTTCTTGATGGTGCAGAGCGCCATGAAGTCCTGCGCGCGGTGGCGCGGCAGGAGCGTGAACGCGGGGACGATGTAGGCGCGGAGCTGCGTGGCTCCCGTCTGCACCGCCTTTCCGGTCACGGTGATCTTGGGGGAGCTTCCGGCCTGCGTCCGTATCGAGAGACGCCCGACGACGACGGGAACCGCGGTTCCGCCGATCTTGATGCCGGAGCTGTTCGCCGCCACGAGGGCGCCGCACGTTATCTTCGGCGCCGCGAGGGTGTGCGCAAGCTGCGCGACCACCTCGTACTCCGAGGATGGCTCCGCCGTCTCGCCCCACGAATCCACCACGGCGGGGTCGTCGTAGCTGTTTGCGCCGGACGCGGACTGCTTGGAGTGGTTCTCGTTCGACGACACCACCTTCAGCGCGTTGGACGTTCCGGACTGGAGACCGAAGTGGTCTATGCCGGAGTTGAATGTTGCATTCATTGTTCAGCCTCCTGTTCTGTTGCTTTTATTCGACCCGAAATGGTCATGTTCCAGACGGCGAACCACACGCCGTCCGTCGTGTCGAAATCTTTGTCGTCGCCAGTCCGCTGGAATCCGTTGATGTACGCCTCGTCGGTCTCCAGCTCCTCGCAGTTGTCGCCGAGCATCACGCGCTCCAGCCACAGCGCGAACTTCTCGTGCGCCTCGTAGAACGTGCCGCCGTTCGCGCTCTCGGCCTGCTCCACGTTCAGTCGCACCTCGGCCTTCACGGTGAACGCGGCCGTCGCCTCGTTCGGCTGCTTGAACTCGTACACGCGCACCTGGAACGAGGTCAGGTCCTCGTCCTTCACCTTCCCCGCGTCCGCAGTCGCCAGGAGCCCGACGCACTTCACGTCCGGCACGACCTCGCGCAGGATTTCCAGAAACCTCGCCTCCAGGGATGCGCTGACTGACTTTCTCATGTTCCAAACCTCCGCATTTGGACCGGCGGTCAATTCCCGAACTTGCGCGACCTCAGCCCGTCGCTTATCTTGTGGTTGATGCTGTTCGTCGCCTTCTGCACCGCGACCGCCAGCGCTCCGGGTGGCATCGCCTTCTTGATGTAGCCGAGCCTGTTCACGATGTCGATGTCGCACCTGATCGGAGCGGACGGATCCACCGTGCCGTCGGGAAGCGCCTCCCGGAACTCCTGGATGCCGCCGTCCACCATGCTCGGCTTGATCAGCGCCTTCGGGTTCTCGTCCTGCACGGACCGCCCGAACAGGGACTTCATGAACCATCCCCACGACTTCTTGGCGAGCCCCCACTGGCGGATGCCGCCGAACCTCTGCCGCGCCTCGCGCATCATCGTCGCCTTGGCTTCGGTCCACGACTCGGAGACGCCGCGCGCCGTCTTGCTGGCGCGATACTTCGTCCGTACGAGCTGCCAGTGGACGCTCTGCTGCTTCTTCCCGCCGAACCAGCGGGAGACGACCACGCGGCGGAACTGCCGCCCGTCCTTTCCTGTGATGTACTTCGGATCGCTCTCGCCCCAGCGCACGTCCTCGCGCGGGACGACCTTCGGCGCCTTGCGCGTCAGCGCCCTGAGAGACTTCACAAGGTCAATCGTGGCGGAGCGGAGCGCCCCGCGCATGTCGCGCTGCGTCTCGGCCTGGTATCTGGAAAGCGCCTTGACGAAATCGGCGATGCCGCGCTCCGACACCTCGCACCCGAAAGCGATGGCGGCGGGCACGTCGTCACCTCCTCGCCCTGCACGAGAGAATAAAGAATCCGTCGCGCCGCGAAACTGCGGAAACGCGAAGGGTCATGTCCTGCGGCGACAGCTCCAGCGTGTCGCCTATCTGCGGTTCGGTCGGCTCCAGCCATCCGTCCTCCGCGACGGCCACCGTCCACGAGCGGAGCATCGTCGGCGCAAGCGCGTCCGTCACGGGCTCCATGGCCTCGCCCTCGACGGCCAGCGCGTCCACCGTCTGGGCGATCTTCGTCCCCGGCCTCCTGTACGCCGCCTTCGTCGCGGCGAGCGACGCGGACAGGGACAGCGAGAGCACCGCCCCCGCTGGATCCGTCCGCGCGCCCGTCACGACGCGCCACTCGCCGTCAAGCGAGACGAGCCGTCCCTTGCCGAGTCCGGGGAAATCGGCGGCCCCTGCAAGGACGCGGACGCCTTCCGGGACTTCCGTACCCGAAAGCGCGTCCTCGCCTATCGGAGTCGTGCCGACGCGCGTCACCGTGGCGGACCTCCCCGCGTGGCAAAGGGTCTCGGAGCAGTCCGGCATCAGACGGCTCCGCAGACCCTTCAGCGCGGCGGGAAGGTACTCGCTCGGCTTGCGCATCGGCGCGTCTCCCCCCGCGCCCTTAGGCGCAGACGACCTCGAAGCTGAGGTCGGTCGCGCCGATGGCCTTGCGGGCGTAGCCGAGCAACACGTTGCTCGTCGACGTCTTGGTGACAAGGCCCGTCGCGGCGACGACGTAGAGGGCCGTGCCCGCGTCGGTCGCGCCGATTGCCTCGTCGGTCGTCACCTCGACGACCTCGCCCTTGTGCAGTATCTTCAGCGCCCCGGTAGAACCGCTGGCGATGTCGTACTGTGCGAGGCAAACGCACCCGTCTGCCACGATGATCTTCCCGGAGGAGATATTCGCCCCGGCGGTGTAGTCGAGCGTGTCGCCCGTCTTGCGGAACTTGGCCGCAGTAGTGGAGATAGCCATTTTCAGTTTTCCTTTCTGTCAGAGTTTCACGATGGGCGCGGCGACGGGATGCCACCGCGCCCGTTTCGACCTTACGCGCCGGTCGAGTACACCGCCGCCTTGAGCTCGCCGGCCGACGGGCCGTAGTCGTAGTAGCAGCGCATCTCGATTCCGAGCTGGTGGAAGTTGGCCTCCGCCGTCTCCACCACGGGCGTCTGGCGGCCGTTGAGGAACGCGACGTCGACGAGGCCGAACGCCGAGTTGAACAGCCAGTACTTCGTCCCGGAGAGGAACGGAGACGTGACGGGCGCAAGGATGTTGCGCATCACGTTGTCGCGGGGCGTCTTGGAGGACGCGCCGGAGACGATGTGCTCGGACTGGTAGATTGCCTTCGCCGTGAGGAAGTTCGACGGCGAACAGAGGATGCGGTCGGGAATGGCCCCGAGGGGATCGCCGTTCGCGTCCTTGATGGCGAGCGCAAGCGCATAGGCCGCCGAGAGCGCGTCAAGCGCAAGAGCACCAGAGGTGTTCGCGCCGTAGTCGCTGGCAGTCGTCGAGAGCGCGCCGAACACATCCTTGTTGATCGTGCGGCCGGACATCTGGCCGAAGCGCTCCGGGAGTTCCGAGAGAACCGCGAGGTCGTCGTTGATGAGATCCTGGCGGCTGATGCCGACGATGGACCCCTTCGTCGCGGCCTGGATCGAGCGCGCGTCGTCCGAGAGGTCGACGTGCTGAAGTTCGCCGTTCTTGACGAGCGACTTCAGGAGACCGCCCAGAACGAGGCGGACGCCCTTGACGGCCTTGAAGTCCGGCACGGCGCGCGGCTTGGCGATCGCACGCCAGCTCTCGCCCACCTCGCCGAAGCCCTTGAGCACGAACTTGTGCGCGACGTTCGAGAGGACGTTCGGGATGTCGGAGTTCGAGAACGCGGCCTTGATCGCCTTCATCATCGAGGCGTCGTCGCCCAGGCGGTACGTGAACCCGAACGCGGCGAACACGTCCGAAAGACGCGTCACGTGCAGGTCGTGCGCGGCGTCGAGGTCAACGTCCTTGAACGCGGCCTCCACGTCCTTGTCGAGCATGGCGGCGCCCATGCAGGCGGCGGCGGCGACGGTCTTGGCGTCGTGCGACGCGGAAGCCTGGAGGTTGATGATGGCGGGCGCGCCGGGGCGGGACGCCTCGAGCTGGGCCTGCTTCTTCGCCTTTTCGGCCTCCTCCTTCTCGGCCTTGAGGCAGGCCAGCTCCGCCTTTTCGGCGCTCCAGCCCTCCTTCACGGCCTGGGCCATGATGTCGTCGTGCCCCTTGCACGCGGCGATGACGGATGCGACGCGCTCGCGCTCGGCTGTCTGCGCTGCCGCCTCCACGGTTGCGGTGTCGGTCGGCTGCGCGGCCACCACCGGCTTCTTGTTCTTGTCTTCAGGCATAGTGCCCTCCTTGTTTGTGTTAGCGGCGGCCGCAATAGCCGTCTGGGTTGACCCATCTGCCCCCAGCGGGACGATGGAAACTTCGTTCAGCGTTCCGGCGCGGACGATGTAGCACTCGCCCTTGACCTCCTCGCCGTTCAGCTTGTAGGACTGATTCGCCTCGATGAAGATGACGTCGCTCGCGGACACGCCCACGGACGCCTGGAACTTGAAGCCGGCCTTCGCGAGGTCGTGCACCTTCTTCGCGTCGGCGGACACGGGCATGAAGTCCGCGGCGATGGTGAGCGTCTTCCCGTCGTGCGACACCTTCGTCGCCTGTCCGCATATCGCGTCGATCGAGTACGTCTTGTGCTGGCACAGGATCGGCACGGCGTTGTCCTCGCGCCACTTCAGGCCCGCGAGCTCGATGCCGACCGGATAGCCCCAGGCGACGTTCATGAGCCCGCCGTTGTAGGCGGTGATCGTCATCTTCTTGTTGCCCTCCACGGGCTTGCCCTCGGCGTCCTTCTCGGCGACGAGCGAAACCACGCCCGTCGCGACGAGCGGCTTCTTCATGAGTTCTGCTATCTTTTCAGGTGGCATGTCTTTTCTCCTTCACGTTTGGACTGTCCGTCAATTCGCCTTCGCCCGGTTGTTCGGGTTCCGGTTCCTCTGCGATTCGTGTTCGACCTGGTCTTCGGTCGGCGCGGGCTTCGCCGCCCCCGCGTCCTTCGCGAAGAAGGGGCAGGGCGTCTCTTCGGGGAGTCCGTTCGTCTTGCACTCCTCGCGCCACCACGCCAGCATCTGGGCGCGCTCGGACACGGCCTGGCGGACCTCCCGCTTCCAGTCCTTGCCGTCCTTCGCGTAAAGGGTCTCGTACGAGAGCGAGGCGTTCCCGAGCCGCGTGTTGTCGGCCGCCGCGTCCTTCATCACGTCCGCGTTGCCCCTTGCCATGAACAGCCACTCGACGTCGGCGAGCGCGTCCATCGTCTCCTCGTCGATCCTCTCCCTGATGGCGTACTCCTCCAGCCAGTTGAAGAAGATGCGGTCGAGCACCTTCGTGGCGAGCGTGGAGCGGATGGAGTTGATCTTGTCGCCATACACCGTGTGGTCGATCTTCGCGGACGCGAAGTTGTGCTGGGAGCTGTCGCACATGGCGATGTTCACCGGCATGGAGAGGCACCGTGCCATCTCCGCGATCAGAGCCCTCACGAAATCGGGATAGTGCGACGTCGGCTGCTGCGCCTGGAGCTGGTGTATCTTCCACCCCTCCGGAATGGTGAGGAGCGCCCCGCGCTGCATCTGGAAGATGGTGTTCGGCTTGACCTCCATCGCGCACTTGCCGAGCTCCCCGTCCTCTTCGTCGAAGCACTCCGGCACGAGGTCGGTCTCGAGCACGCCGCTGATGTTCGCCGCGTTGATCGCGCTCGTGGTGACGGACGAGCGGTACGACTTCTGGTCCGCCGGAATCTCCAGCGCGGACACGAAGTCGGAGACGCCGCGCACCTGCTCGGGCCGCAGCACGTCGAAGTAGTGGATGACGTTCGCCGCCTTCGTCCACTCGCCCTTGCGGTTCTTGATGCTGACGCGGTAGTCGCCGGGGTGGTACTTCAGGATGCGGTACTCCGTCGGGTGGCCGTAGGGGTCGAAGCGGATGCCGTCCCTCTCGTTCTCGCGGGTGACCGTCTCCGTCCACGATTCCACGCGGTCGCACTCGATCACGGCGAGGTTCAGCTTGACGTGGTTCTTCCTGTCCGTGATCGTCGGATCCGTGAAGAACACGGCGAACGCCTCGCCGTCCGTGGTCTTCGCCCTGACCATCGTGCGCAACTTCTCCCACAGCCCCACCTTGAGCGCCCACGCGTCGAAGTCGCGCACCAGCTTGTCGCGCACCTTCTTCGGCACTCCGCCGCGCGGGAACGACGCGGACACCCACGAGCCCACGACGTACGAGGCGTGCGTGTCGAGCATGCCCCATGCGTACGGGCAGTTGAGGACGACGTATCTCGCACGGTCGCGGATTGTCCGGCGCGTCGTCGGGTCGAGCGCGGCGATCATCGCCAGCGAGTCGACGTTGCGGAAAAGCGACTCCGTGTCGGGCGTGCGGCGGGCGTTGTCGAACTTGGCGCTTACCTGCACACCCTCGAAAGACGTCCTCTGGTGTTTCTTCGCCATGCAGTGCCTCCTATCGGTCACACGTCCCCGGCGGTATCAGGTGGGACACCATGCCCGCCAGGGGATGGCGGCGGCGTCCGGCCATCGCGCGCTTGCGCATGTACTTGTCCGCCGCGATCAGATCGGATATCGGTCGGTTGGTCTGCGACAGTCCGTCCACGGAAAACGAGGACGGGTTTGCAATCGCATCCGCGAACTCGGAGTCGGTCACTCCGGGGGTCGGCGTCTTCGCCGCTTTGTCTATGTCTTTATCTGCCATCGCGCACATATTAACCGATTGTCAAACGGTAAAAAAGACGCTCGCTGCTATATGTAGCACTTTTCGGCGCTTCGACGATCCGTCCTGCGCATCCGCACGGCTCCTACTGCGTCAAAGATACAGTCGGCGCTCCGCTGTCAACTGCGTCAAAGATACAGTAGAACGCTACGACGACTCGGTGGTGTAGAACTCCCTGCCGCAATTCCGGCAGCGCCTCGTCCGGCGTATGACCTCGCCCATCTTCACCGTCCGCACGACGTACGAATGGCGGCATCCGCAGTCGGCGCAGGGGATGCCGTCGGCCAGCCCGTCCTCGCCCATGACTTCGCTGTAAACCTTCCGCTTGTTCTTAGCCATGATAGACCTTCCTCCTGTTCCGCTTTGGTGCGTTCGCATCGTTTCTGGATCCGGCCAGCGCCGCGTCGCTCTGCGATCCGGACGCGGGCGCGGAGAGTATTCCGGCGTACCCCGCGCCGGCATACGCCATCGCGTGTGTGTCAAGGTGGTCGTGCTTGCCCGGAAGCGTGTTCCACTTGTACACCACCATCGTGCCGCCGCCACGCACCATTATCACGCCCTTTGCAATCAGTACCTCGCGGCACATCTGCTCGGCGTAGTCGCGGTGCGACCCTTCGTGCAAGCCCTTGTATATCGTCGCGCTCCCGGGCTCGCCAATGGGAGTGATCCACGACGTCTGGGCCAGCTCTTTGTAGTAGTCGGCGTCCATGCAGTACCACTTGCCGGACTGTCGCGTGAAGCAGGCGTACACCTTCCCGCGGACTCGGCCGACGCGCGTCTTCACCGACGGGTCGTAGGTCTTTCCGGCGCGGCCTATCATCGCACGCCCCAGCTTGCCATTCTTCTTCGCCTCGCGGCAGAAGCGCGTCACCGTGTCAAACTGCTCGCCGCCCGCGTCGATGTACCAGTCGTCGAGCTTCCACGGCTGGACGTCCACCCACTCGGCGAAGACCTCCAGAGCCTTCTTGACGAGCCGCTGCCTCTGCTCCTGGTTCGTGTTCTTCGCGGAGATCGGAAGCGGCGCCTGGCACCACACGCCCTTGGCGAACACGTGGCTCCGCCCCTCGCTGTTGAACGCCGTCGCCTCGTAGGTCAGACCATACGAGTAGTTGATGTCCGTGGTCAGCACGGCGTACACGGTATCGTCCGGCAGCTCGTCCTCGTGCAGCTCCACCTGGTGCTCGATGATGTGATCCGGCTTCAGCTTGTAGTACTTCGTGTCGTACGTGACGGGCTGGTTCTGGTACTCCGAGAAAAACGCCTCACGGCCTTTGGTGTAGTAGTCCACCATCGCCGAGAAGTACGCGTCGGGGTCGCCCTTGGCCTTGTCGTAGCGGTACTTCCACGAGACCTTGAACCCCGCGCACATCGCGGCGCGGTTCAGTTCGTAGAACTTGAACGCCATCTCGCGCGTGTTCTCGTCGTCGTACAGGTCGAACCACCTGTCCCACAGCTGGCGCGTCCGGGACTCGGCCTCGTCGAAATCGACAGGCCACGACACGACGCGCGGGATCCGCACGAACACCGTGTTGCGCCTCTTGCCCAGAGTCTCGCCCACGTCGTCCGGCGCGTAGATGGTGCAGGCCACCATCATCGAGATGCGCGAGTCAGGTCCGGCGAGGCACAGCCACTGCGTGTCGATCTTCTTGATCGTCTCCGCGACGAACTTCGGATCGTCCGCGCGGTCAACGTCCTGCGGGTCGTCGAGCAGCAGCTTGTTCGGACGGATCGACTCGCCGCTCGCCGTCGTGATGTTCAGGCCCTTGACGTCGCCCTGGAGCGAACCCGCCGCTATCGCGCCGCGCCCGTCGGGGAAGACTATCTGCATCAGCTTGGACCTTATCGCCGCGCCGGTCGGCCTCATCTCCCCCAGCCAGTGAAGGCGCGGCAGGCGGTTCGCGTGGGTCGACACCGCGAAGGGCGCGAAGAACTCGGGGTAGTCCGCGACAAGCCTATCGGACGTTATCGCGAGAACCCACGTAGAGAACGCCTCCGACGCCGACCGGCTCTGCCATCCTCCCATCGCCACGAACTTCGCGCGCTCCGTCACGACCAGGTAGATCGACATGTAGCGCAGGATGTTCGTCTTGCCCTCGCCGCGCGGAGCGGCCACCACCATGTCCTTGCCCGCGGCGTCGGTCCTCACGATCGCGTGGATGATCTCGCGGTGCCCGTCCGAAAATGGAAGCGTGAAGACGTTCGGGAAGTAGTACCGCAGCCACTCCTCCGGGTCTTTCTCCAGCTTCCGGCGCCGCGACATGTTCGCGGGCTCGCGCCGCTCCAGCGCGCAGTCCTTCGCGCGCATGTTCCGCATCCGGTCGGCTCCGGACTTCGCCTCGCCCTTCGCCTCCTTGCGCCTCGCCTCCTTCAGCTTCCACACGCCACGTCCGGCAGCCACGGCCCGCACCTCCTCAGGCAGAAGGTCGCGCTTTAGCAGCCCGCGGATCTCGACCCTTGACAATCCCTGGGCAGCCAGCGCCTCGACCTTCGCTGTTTCCGCGACCGCCATCCCGCATCACTTCCCCTTGCGCCACTTCGCGCTGATGATCTTCGCCGCGCAGTTCCCCCACTTCACGTGGTGGTGGATCCGCCAGTGCTGGGCGGTGTCCTTCGTGCCGCCGTGCAGCATCGAGATCCGGACGCACGACGGAGCGGCCATCACGGAGTAGAAACTTTTCAGGTACGTGCCGCCGTCGAGGTACGTGCCGGTCATCCCTCCCTCGTTCGTCTGCGTCACCATCTGCACGATCATCGCGGACGTCAGCGTGAGGACGAGCCGCCCCCGCAGCCCGGCCAGCGCGTACATGCTCACGTCCTCGTTTATCGACCCCTGGAACCTCACGGGCCTGTCCGTCCTGCAGAAGAACGTGTTCATCGCCTTGCGCAGGAGCGGATGCCCGGCGGCGGTCGAGCCTATCCCGCCCACGAAGTCGCCGGCCTGCGCCATCGCCACGGTGTCGGCGTTCGTCGCGATCAGGAACTCCACCATCGCCTCGAACACGGCGTCGAGGTCGTCCATGTCCTTCCAGTCCAGCTTGTCGCCGTTCCTCCACCTGAAGCAGAACTGCTTGTAGTCGTCGTCCAGCTCCAGGAAGTACTTGACGCCCACCTTCCGCGCAAGGTCGAAGCACGCGTTCCTCGCGTACAGGATGACGCCCATCCGGTGCGCGTTGTCCATCGGGTCGCACCTCCGCCACGCATCCTCCTTGTCGAACACCAGCACGTTCTCGGCGCCGAAGTTCTCGCGGTACCGCTCCACCTTGTCGTCCTGGTCGTCCACCACGAAGAAGGTCTTGCCGGTGTAGCCCTGCCGTTTCAGCGTCCGGGCGGTTATCACGTTGTCGGCCCTGCCGTGCGTCAGTATGAACACGCAGAAGTCGTCACGCATCCTCGCCCTCGCTTTCCTTCGCCCGCAGCGCGTCCATCTTCTCGGACACGATCACGAAGCCGTTCCTTATCGCGTCCTCGAAGTCGATGATCACCAGCGCCGACTTCTCCATCAGCCTCTGCACCTTCGCGTCGGCGTGGGCGTAGTACTCGGCTATGTTCCGGAAGTTGAAGACCACGTGCCGCATGGCCGCCGCCTTCAGGAAGCGCTTGACCTCCTTCGGCACCTTCGCCGCGTCCACCTCCCTCGCCAGCTCGTCCGCCTTCTCCGTGTCGTACAGCTCCTCCACGGCGGGCTTGTCGCCCGTGATGTTGTAGTGCGGCGCCTCGATCTTCGACGAGTACTCGAAGTCCTCGCCGTCGCGCTTCCTCTCGAACTCGGCGATCAGTTCGTCGAACTCCGCGCTGAGCGACCTCAGCTTGTCCGCGTCGTACTGCGCCAGCAGCTCCTCGGCATCCCACACGCCGCGGTGAAGGTTGTCCTGAAGGATGAACTCGTCCACCTCCTCGGGGGTGTAGTCGGCCAGATAACGCACGTACTCGGCCGGAACGAACCGCACGCCGTTCGCCTTCAGAGCCCTCAGACGCTTGTTCCCGCACTTCACCATCCCGTCGGCCTCGACGAGCATGGGGCGGTCCTTCAGGAACCGGAACAGCCTCCGCATCGAGTCTCGCAGCAGCTCGAACTCCGACTCCACGACCTTCGACGGGTTCTTCGGGTTCTCGCGAAGGGTGGACAGATCCACCCGCGCGACGCCTTCCGCAATGGCGATCCCGCCGTTTTCGTCGGCTTTCACCTCCGGCAGAGCCGACGCCGCCTTCGTCCTTTTCCGCATCGCTGACCTCCTGACTTGCAAAAAATCGTCACTACAAATTTTTTCGAGACCTCGCGCCTTGGGCATTGGGCGACCAAGGCCCCCTCCGGGAGTACCTACCCCCATCGCGCAAGGCGTCGAGAACGCCGTCTGCGCGCTCCGCTTAAGTTCCACGCAATCATACCGCGCGATCCCGCGGACGCGTCCTGGGCCGTCCTTGCGGCCTCTGGCGCGATAAATGGCTTGACAATCGCGGCCAAACGCTTTATATTATCAGTCGCCCTCATGAGTCAGCCATCCATCCGAACAGGTCGCCTTGCATCGCCCGGCGTTCGGCTCCTTCCCGCTCCTTCCTGATCGCGCCGCCGTGTCCGTCGTCCCACGCGTGCAGCTTGCCCTTCAGGAATGGCGCAAACCTGCGGATGAGCCGCTGGAACTTGGCCCACGCCGTCGCCCTGTAGTTCTCGCGCGTGCAGTCGAGACTGGATATCGTCTGCCGAACGCGGTCGAGGTAAGCGCCGAAGGTGTTGGTCGTCCCGCCGTTCGACACGTGCAGCATGAGCAGTGCGTCTATTGTGTCGAGGCCGCACCATCTGCGGTATAGTTCCGCCGTGCGTTCCTCCACATCGGCCGGGAGAGTTGTGATCTGTCCCCTCGGGGTTCGGTCGAAGGCGATCTTCTCGCGCTGCACAAGTCTCTCGCCCATCGAGTCGTAGGACTTTACGCCACCGTGCCCTGCGGGGACGGTATGGTCGCAGGAGAGGCAGGCGGCCCTTGCCTTCTCCATCAGCGCCCTGTGCGGGCATTTCTCTGGGGTGCAGTTCATCGCATTTCAACCGGCTGTCAAATCCACATGTACGGCGGTTTTATCCACGGCGTAGTCTTGCGTTCCCACGCCTTGCCGGTCCAGTGCGCCCACACGAACCGCCACATCGGGTAGTAGGCCGCCGCTTCGTGGAACGCGGTATAGGCCCTGCCCTGCGATCCGAGGCGGTAGCTGCCCTTGACCTCGTGGAAGGTGACCACGCCGTCGTCGATCGTCATGAAGTCGGGCGTGTACCTTCCGCCTCCGGGCAGGTGAAGTGTCACGGCCTCGAAGCGTCCCTTGCCACCGAGCATCTCGCGGTTGTACTTCTGCTCCGTCTTCGACTGCTTGCCTTCTGCGGCGCGGAAAGGCACCGCCACGCTTTCGTCCGGCTGGTAGCTCACAAGATCGCTCAGGTCGACCTTCATCCCTGCGGGCAGCTTCCCTTCCACGGAGTCGAACTTCGGCTTCTTGCCCGGCAGCTTCTTCGGCGGCGGGATTATCTGCCCCTTCGCCTTCGACAGCTTCAGGTTGTATGCGTCCAGCATCTCCGGCGTCCAGTGTGGTATGGCCTGGCTCATAGACAGCCTCCCGCGCACACGCACGTACGCGTAAGAGTATTATTATAATTATTACTTGTAGTATGGGGTAGCATGTTGTTGTCTCCTTGATTGACTCTGACTTAAGAATGGGGGATGGTGGGGGTGGTGGGGGTGGAAGGGGGAAAGAGCACCGGCCCTCGTCCCTGCGGACGGCGCCACGGCTGCAAGTCGGCCACCATCCAGAAGGTCTCGGCGGTCAGTCCGGCGAACAGCCACTCGCGCAAGTCCTTCTTCGGCGGGGTCACGATCCTGTAAGTCCGCCCCAGCCTCCGCGCGAGCGCCTGCGCTCCTTCCTGCCCCGGCCTCCACGGAGTGCCGTCCGGCCTGAACTTGTACTCGTCGTTGTCGCTGACGATGGTGACGCGCCCGACCGAGAGGCGCACGCACAGATCCTTCAGCATGTCGGCTCCCGTCTGGCACGCCGAACGCCCGACGCACGGCAAGCCGAGCGCGTACCCGGCCACGCAGTCGGTCGCCCCTTCCACCACCACCAGCTCGCGGCCTTTCACACCGTTGTAGACCGCCTCGCGCGGCTCCAGCTCCGGGTCGTAGAACAGGCCGTCGCGGGATCCGCCCACCGACCACTTGTCGGACGAGCCGTACCGCCTGAGGCGTATTCCCACCACCTCGCCGCGCCCGTCCCTCATCGGGAACGCCCACGCGCCGTGGAACGCGGAGCGGCCTACAAGCAAACGGTCTATGTCCGTCCCGTACATGTTCAGGTCGGCGGATATCTCCAGGAGCGAGTCGAAGACGTCCTTCCCGCAGCTCGGAGCCTCGAACTCGGCGCGGAATCCCGCCATCGTCAGCTCCGCGTTGAACATCTTCGGCCGGACGGGCGGCTTCGGCATCCTACGCGGCGCCGTCCTCGTCGGGCGCTCGATCAGGAAGTGGAACCACCCGCCGGACGGGCACGGATGCTCGCTCTCGACCCTCATGCAGTGGCACACCGCGCCGTCCACGGTCACGCCGCACCAGTCCGGCTTCTGGCATATCGGGCACGGCTCCCGCCTGCTCACGTTTCGCCATCCTTCCGCCATTAGCGTTCCCTCCCGAATATCGCCTTCACGATGGCCTTCGCGGTCTGGACGGGCACGGAGTTGCCGATCTGCTTCACCTGGTCGGCGCGGCTTCCCGACAGCTTGTAGTACTTCGGGAAGGAGTGTGCCGCGGCCAGCTCGCTCGGCTTCAGCATCCGTATCCGTATGTCGAGGAGCCGTCCGTCATCGAGCACAGCGAACACACCCTGCACGTTGTCGTAGGTCGTGATCGTCCGCATCGGCTCTTTCGAGGAGCGGACATGCCCGGAGTCTGGACCCGCCGGCCTGCTCATGTCGAGTATGATCGCATCCACCTTGCGTATCGCTCCGCTTGTCGCCACGGTCGGGCACGGCTCGCCATCGGATCGGAGCGTCGCACCTCCCTGCTGGCCAAGGACGAAAGAACTCACAAGCGCGTAGTGGTCGTGCGATGTCTGCGTTCCAAGTGGTTCTTCCACCCTACGAACGCGCCCGTTGTTCATCAGTTCCACGATCATCGGCGTGCAGAGCGCGTGATGGTTGCCGGAAGTCGTCACCGTCGTAAGCGGCTTGTCCACATTCTCGACCGTGGCGTGGTTGTTCAGCTTTACGAGAAAGGGGCGGACGATCATCGTGCGGTTCAGCGTCGGCTGGGTGAACAGCGGCTTGTCGAGTGGTCTTACTCTGCACGAGTCCTTGCCCGGCAGGTCGAGTAGGTCGACCATGAAGTCTATGCCGCACAAGGTGCGCAGCCCGTATGCGATCCGGCGCATTGTATTCTGCACGAGCGGGTCTTTCCGCGTGAAGATTGAGTTGCCGATGTCCGAGTAGTCCAGGCATTCATTCATGCCGCGCCATCGCTTCAGCCCACGTCCGGGAACCTCGGCATGCGTCTGCTTCGGCCAGCGTATCTTCCCACACCTGTGTCTCACCGCGATCAGGAAGAAACGGTTGCGGCTCGTGGCGTCCCCATAGTCCGCGCAGTTCAGGATCCGCCATTCGTAATCGTACCCGCGCGCCGTGAACTGTTCGAGCCACGCCCGGAAGCAGGCACCCTCCTTGCGCTTTATCGGCTTGCCTTTTTTCGTGAGCGGCCCCCACTTCGTGAACTCTGGGACGTTCTCGATGGTTATCCACCGCACGAACTTGTTGTCCACGAACTTCCATATCTCGTTCGGCTGCGACCGGAGCTGGTTCGACCTCGGCTTGCCTCCCTTCGCCCTGGAGTGGTGCGTGCAGCTTGGCGACGCGTGGAGATGGTCGATAACGTCCGTCTCGATGTCGTCCGGCGTCGCGGCGTCTATGTCCATCTGCATCGCGTACACGCCCGGATGGTTCGCCCTCATCGTCTCGACCGCGCGGTTCCAGTGGTTTATGGCTATCTCGCGGAACGTCAGCCCGAGGTCGTGCATCGCCTCGGAGAATCCCGTCGAGAACCCTCCCGCCCCGCAGTACAGGTCGAGGAACACTATCGGCCGCCGCTTCATGCCCTGCCTCCCGTGTATGTGACGCAAGCCGTGAGCGTCGCGGCCGCAAGCCAGTAGATCGCCATGCGCAGGTTGCCGCGCACCGCATACGGCACGGACGCGCACACGTCGAGCGCGATCAGCACCGTGGGGAAAATGTACTCGCTACGCATTGCGTTTCCCTATCCTTTGAGCGATTGCGCCCCCGCAGATGGCGCGCCTTTGTCGGTTGTGCCCTCGATGGCCTTGGCCAGCTTGAAGCCGTAGCGCTGGATGACTGGCGTGTCTAGGCTCTCCAGCTTCGTGTCAAGGCGGAGCGTCGCCACGCCGTCGCTGTCGGGCCTAATCCATATCGTGATTTTCATTCTGCATGCTCCTTTTCTCCCGCCGTGCTGAAGAGGTCGTCAGAGACGATCCGGCTGCGCTCCGCGTCCCGAAGGTTCTGGCACGCGACGCGGAAGTAGCTTGACTTCAGCTCGCACCCAACGAACCTGCGATTGTGCCTTATCGCCACGTAGCCCTCGGAGCCTATGCCCATGAAGGGCGAGAGAACTACATCGTCGGGATTGCTCCACAGCTTTACGCACCGTTCTATCACGCCGAGCTGCAACGGGCAGAGATGCTTCTCGTCGTCGTTCTCGCGCCCCTGCGTGAAGTTCCGCAGCACGTCGCCCTCGTTTATGCCGTCCGTGTCCTGGTGTCGGCTGGGGTAGTTCCCCTGGAACGGATAGTGCGGCGACTTCTCGTTCGGCATCTTGCGATACCACACGGGAGCGGCCCACTCGCACCATTCGTCGCCGGTAATCCATCCCTCGCGGTTGTCGTACCGTTCCGAAATCCCCGCGCGAATCGGGTTGGAGTTTTCGCCGTCCTTCTTGAACACCACGATGTAGTCGGCAAGCGCGGGGCGGGACATCGCGCTGTCGGACGCAAGGGTCTTGAACAGTAGCGTCGCCTCCTTCGTCCGGCTCGCCTTCAGCATCGGGTTCTTGTCGATGGTCACTTCGCTGTAGTACCTCCATCCGGCGTCCTCCATGCACCGTATCATGTCGCCCCGGAAGTCGCGCAGCCCCACGAACCCCTCGCGCCCCTTGAACACGGGCTCCTGCGTCAGGTGGATGCAGCATATCCGCCCCGGCTGGGTTGCCTTCAGGATGGAAGCGGCGAGGAACGAGAAGTGCGACACCAGCTCGCTGAAGTTCCGCACGTTCCCCACGTCCCTCGCGGAGTTGGTGTACGCGTACATTCCCGGGAACGGCGGCGAGAACACGGACAGCCCGATGGAATCCTTCGGCAGCGCCGCCACGATTTCCACGGAGTCGCCGTTGTACGCCATGAAGCGTTCGCCCTCGATCTGGTCGATGCACTTTGTCTTGCACTTGTCTTTCATTTTCAGTCGGTCCTTTCGTTTTAGTTTTCTGTCATGCGACGGATTTCAGCCATCGCGGAAACTCCAGCGGCATCGTCGGCGCGTAGTCCATTTCGTCGCGCTTCGACTTCCCTATCACATGGCGGGGCGAGTAGTTCCGCACGATTTCGTCGAACATCTCGCCCGCCAGCTTGTCCTTCCGCTTGATGTTCTCCACCACCGCGCCGTCCGAGTCGGAGCGTATCACGTGGCAGTTCACGGGGTACTTCTGGCCGAACCTCCAGCACCGGCGGATCGCCTGGTAGAACGATTCGTAGCTGTCGGACAGCCCGACGAATATCACATTGTGGCAGCTCTGGAAGTTCATGCCAAACCCGGCTATGGAAGGTTTCGACACGAGGACGCGCAGCGCGCCAGTGGCGAAGTCGTTCAGGGTCTTTTCCTTGTGCTCGCCGGAGTCAGATCCCTTCACCTGCACGGAGTCGGGTATCGCGGCGGCAAGCGCGTCGCCTTCCGCGTTGTAGTCACACCACACGAGCCACTGTTCGCTCGACTCGTTGCACAGGCGCGCCGCAAGCGCGATCCGGTCGTCCATCGTGTCCCGTCTCGACGCCCTGCGCTCGGCGAGCGTGGACGCCTCCATCGCGAAGAGAAAGCCGTCATGCACGCCGTTCGTCACCACGTCGTCTATCATGGACAGCTCGGGCAACACGTACCCCTCGTCAGAATATCCTATGTCCGACGGCTTGCGGACGGCGATGCTCCATTCCGCCATCCACTGCCAGAAGGATCGCCGCGCGTGGTTCTTCAGCCGCCACTTGTGCGTCGTGTTGCCGTCCTGACGGAAGAACATCGCCAGCATTTCCTTGCCGCTCATTATGTCGAGGAACTCGGCATGGTTGCAAAGTTCTATCGTGTCGTTCGGCGCAGGCGTGGCGGTGCAGCATAGCCTGTATTCTATCTTCCGCGCGAAGTCCGTAATCTCACGCCGCGACTTTCCGTCATACGCCTTGAGGATCGAACTCTCGTCGAGGACAATCCCGGCGAACTTGTCGTGCGAGAACTTTTCAAGCCTCTCGTAGTTCGTCACGTTCACGGCTGCCGGCATGACGTCCGAACATTCGCGGCACTTGGTGACATCGACGCCGAACTTCTTGCCCTCGCGCACGGTCTGGTCCGACACGGCGAGCGGCGCGACAATCAGCACCGCCCGGCCCGTGTGCTTCACGACGTGACGCGCCCACTCCAGCTGCTGCGCGGTCTTGCCGAGCCCGCAGTCCTCGAACATCGCGGCACGACCGCGCCGCAACGCCCACCGCACGATGTCCGCCTGCCATGGGAACAGTCGCGGGTTTATCGCACCCCTCGGCACGTCGAACCCGACGGGGTTCACCCGCTCCCGCTTCGACTCAAGGAATGCATTGTAGTCTTTTGACTTCATGGTTGTTTGTCCTTTCATTTTGCCCTGAAAAATAGCTCTGCCTATTTCATAATCTTGGCCGACATCTTCGGCCGGACCGGCATCTTGAACTGCGTCTTTGATACAGTAGTCGGACGCCTCGGAGCCGACGGGAGCGGAATCGTGATGGCCTTCGTCGCGCCCTTTTCCGGCGTCCATCCGGCCTTGCGCCACGCCTCCGCCACGTCGTCGAGCGGCTGGGTGCATCCCTTTCCGCCGTCGCTCTTGCCGTCCCAGTACTTCCCGAACGCGTGGCGGCACACGGTCTGCGTCCACGGCGGGCACTTTTCGCACCTCCGCTTCATTTATGCCACCCCTGCCTTTCCGCCATGCGCCCGATCATCCTCCCGGCCATGTCGTGCCGGAGCGGCATCGAGAAGCCGTGCTTCTTCAGGAGTACCGACTGCTTCAGCGAAGCCAGGCCGCCCTGCAAGCGCCTGAAGTATTCGTCGAGGAGCTGCTTGCCCTGTCCGTACGGAATCTTCTCGGGGTCGACGCCGATGCGCTCCAGAAGCACCTGCGACTGCTTTGGGCTGAAGTGACGGTGCCTGTCCCATCCGCGCTCCTGCACGGGCGTCAGGTCCCATTGGTCGAACGGGTCGATCTTCGTGACGAGGAACTGCGCTCGCGCCTGGAGCCGCGCCCTCGTCGCGGCCTCTCGCCTCTTCCGCTCGGCCATCTCGGCCTTGACCTTCTCCAGCTCCGCCTTCATGTCCACGGGCTTCCCGTTCTCCCGGACGCGCCGCGTCACCTCGGCCACCACGTCGTCGCCGATATTTCCGTCGAGGATGTCCGCAGAGCAGCACAGCTTATGCCGCCCGGCTTTCCCCGTGAAGTCCACGATGAGGCACGACGGCTTGCAGCTGTTGCGTATCATCGCGCACCGCTCCTGCGCCGTGGGCACGTCGCCCAGCCTCCCCGCCACCTCCTCGGCGGGCCTCGTTCCGCGGCCGGCCATTTGCGCGTAGAGTGCGCGTGATTCCGTCGGGCGCGCCATCACGACCACCTCAACGCCCGCGTCGTCGAACCCCTCCGTGAGCACGCCCACGTTCACGACGAACTGCAAACGGCCCGCCTTGAAGTCGGCCAACATCCTCCGCCGGTCGTCCTTGTCGGTCTTGCCGCACAGCCATGCCGCGCGATCGGGCTTGTAGCGGTTGATGATCTCCGCAAGCCGCTCGGCCTGCTCGACCGTGGTGGCGAAGACGATCGCGCGCTTGTCGCCGCATATCTCCACCGTCGGCGCGGCGATCCCATGAAGGTTCCGCTCGTTCTCCATCACCTCGGCAAGGTCGCCCTGGTTCAGGTCGCCCGCCGTCGTCCTCACAGTCGAGAAGTCCAGCGATCCGACCGTCACCATCTGCTGCTCGATGGGAACCAGCCAGCCGTTGTTGATCGCCTCCAGGACGCCGTACTCGTAGGCCACGGACTCGAACACCTGACCGAGCGCGGCTTCGTCTGCGCGGTCTGGCGTGGCCGTGACGCCGAGTATTTTGCAATCCGGGTTCTGGCGGTACCAGTCGATGCACCTGCGATATGTCCTGGCCGTGGCGTGGTGCGCCTCGTCAATGACGACCAGCCCGAAGTCCTGCGGGTCGAACTTGCTCATGCGTCCGCCGCCGTCGCCACCGGCGCAGTGGGTCTGCACCGTGGACACCACCACGGGCGGCATTTCCCCGAACATGGGCGAGACGTGGTACTCGCCCATCTCGATCTGCGCCTCCAGCCCGGTGACGCGCCGTATCTTGTCGGCGGCCTGGGTTATCAGCTCCTCGCGGTGCGCCAGCACCATCGCGCGGCATCCGCGCTCGTGCATCCGGCGTATGATCTCCGCGAACAGCACCGTCTTTCCGAGGCCGGTCGGCAGCACGGCGAGCGCGGACGTGCATTCGCCCCACGCGTTGAACACTCCGGTAGCCGCGGCCTCCTGATAGTCTCGCAGCTTCATAGCGCACCACCTTCCGGAAGGAAGTTTCCGCAATCGTCCGGCGGTGTGTCTTCGAGCCAGCATCCCGTGGCGTCGTCCACGTAGTGCGCGCACTTCCGGCAGCGCTCCAACTTCGGCGTCTCGATTATAAACACCTTACCGACAGACTGTTTATAATACGCCACCTTGCTCGGCGGGTATGCGGAGCGGATCGTGCAGAAGGGGATGCGCAGGTTGCCGAGGAAGATCAGCTGGATGTACTCGCCGCTGCGGAGCGGATAGCGTCCGCCCTCGTAGGTCGTGTCGTAGTCCAGCAGCTTCTTCGGCGTGTGCGCATCCACCTTCAGCGGACGCACCGCCAGCAGCTCGGCAGAAGTCTGTCCGTGCAGCTTCGGGTACTCGTGGGAGAACTTTATCGCGTTCATGTCGTGCCTTTCGTTTTTTGCCCGTGAGGTGACGGCTACGCATCCGTCTTCGTGTCGTTCTCGATGCGGCGTTTCGCAACGATGACAGCCTTTAGACTTTCCGCGTCGAGCACTTCTTCGCAAGCGCGCTCCAGCGCATCCTGGCTTGCGCGCACCTGCTTGTCGTGGTCAAGTTTCTCGCTCTCGTGCGCAATCTCCAACTTGTCGGCCCAGAAGGTCGTGACGCGCCGGAACTCATTGCACCCGCTGCAACCACAGGGAATGACAGCTCTCCGAAAGTGTTTCATCGTTTCCGCGAATGTCATTCAGTGCCGCCTTTCTATGGCCATCACGACCACCTTGCAGAAAACCACTACGAGGCCGAGTAGCCCCATTACAACGAACGCAAGCGCCCACGGCCCCCACAATGGGGCGAGCACCCAACACCACGACCAGTCGATTACCTTGCACAGCTTCAGCGTCACGAACGCGACCGTCAGCAACGTGCAGAGACTTACGCCGCCAGTCCTTACCGTTTGGATTGCACTCATTTCACACCGCCTTTCGCCTGGAACTCCTTCGGGTTGCGCTTGTATTCCTCCTCTGTCTGCCAGCCGCGATTGTGGCACGCCTTGCATCCCGTCCCCTGGCACATCCGGCACACGCAGTGCGGCTCGGCGGCGTTGATGAAGTTGTACGCGTTGTTCAGGTTCACCAGCGCGTCCTGCCTGACCGCGCCGAACGCCGGATCGTGTTCGTCCATGCCCTTGCGCAACGCCACGCGCGCCTTGCTGATGCAAGAGAGGATGTCCGCAAGCGGACTGCCCTCGAACGCCTCGTTGATCTCGACCGGAATCACCGTCCCGTACCTGTCCGTCGGCATCTTCCGCGTCGGCCTCGCCGGCATCTTCGACTGTATCTTTGATACAGTAGGACGAACGGGCGCGGAAGGGGTCTCGGCCACCTTCGGGGCGGGTTGCGCCTCCTCCTTCTTCGGCGCAGGCGGCATTGGCCTGACGGGGTAAGCCCTGCCGTTCGCGCCCACGAG